AGAAGAAGAGCGGCTATTGAGAAGACAATTAATGATCATATTGTTTGGCCTATGGTTGTTAGTAATTTTGGCTTCATCGAAGAGTATCCAAAGTTTAGATTCAAACCATTAGATGATATGAAAGCAATAGAGCTTGCCAAGGTTTGGCTTGATGCTGTTAAATCAAATGTGTTCCCTACAAATGATGAGGAAATTAATTATTTTAGGTCACTATGCAAATTCCCAGAAGGCGAAGTTCAACCTAAATCTCATCAATTATTCCCTGGGAGCAATCTTGTGCAAAGACCACAAGATCCAAACATATTAAATGATGAAGGAGAAGCAGAAGATGAAGAAACAAGCATCGAAGAACGCATTCCCACCGAAAGAGAAGCCAAAGGCCCCTATGTCGAAAAAGCCGATGAAGAAAAAAGGAAAGTAAACAAGCGTCAGTTTGGAAAGATTTTTAATCTGCCTTCTGGTGACTATCATAAGAAGGTAGATTTTAAAAAGATAGAGGCTAAACTTGATGACTACGACAATTCTGTCCTTGTTGAAGCTATGCCTATTATTAAAAAGCAGTTTAAAGACCTAGCTGATCAGATACAAAAAAAGGGAATACTTAAAAACCAAGACGTATCTAAGATAGATAAGCTTCAGATTAAGTATCTAAAAGAATTAAAGCAGGTTCTAAAGACATCATTTGCTGGCATCTATAAAGATGGACAAAACTTAGCTCAGGCCGAATTGATGAAATCAAACTTCGCCACCCCTGTTGCAAGTGATGCGTTCTTAGCAATGCTTGAAGAAGAAACTTTTCAATATATAGGTGATTATCAATATACAATTCTAAAGAAAACTAGGCTTGAGTTAATTGCAGCTATTAAAGATGGAGCTCCTTTATCTAGTGTGCTTGATATACTTGATTCAGAAGGACAACAATTAGCTGAAGTATCATTAGAGAGATACGCAAGAACTAAACACACTGAAGTGCTGAACAAAGGAAGAATCGAGTTCTTTGAAAGCTCAGGCGTTGTAGCAGGATATCAATACAGTGCGATACTAGACGATGTAACTTCAGAAATATGTAGAGGGTTAGATGGAAAGTATTTTGAGGCAGGGTCCCAACCCATTCCTCCGATGCACTTTAATGCGCTGCGCCAAGACAGTTTAATAGAAACAACTGAGGGTAAAAAATTAATTAGTGAAATTAAAATTGGCGATAAAGTTCTAACTCACAAAAACAGTTATTGCGAAGTTTACGACGTAATGTCTAAGTTTGAAGACAAAGAATATTATGAAATAAATTTAGACAACGGTAAACAGATAAACATAACAGCAGAACATCCAGTTCTAGTAATTAGGGATAGTAAATTAGGGTGGTCAAGAGTCGATGAATTAACAATGGCAGATAGATTGTTATGCGTAGAGGACTTCAATGAGATTTAGTAAGTCATTCATCCAAACCTTATTAAGCCTTATTGTTTTATATCCTTTTGATAAAATATATTTATCTCTAAAAGCAGCTGCTTTTTTTCTATCCATACCCCATTTATATGTAGAATCAATTTCAATGCATAAATTTTTATCAGGCAAAAAGAAGTCTATATTATATCCGCCAATAGCTTTTTGCGTCTCAAATTTTATTTTCATTTTTGTTAAAATTTTGCGAAACATTTCCTCTTGTGGCAATTCTTTAATTTTAAAAACCTTTGATATTGTTTTTGCTCTAGCATTTCTGGCATTTAAACAATGGCTCGGGTTTTTTAAATTCATATTTAATGAAGATGCCTCTTTGTGGGTTCGCGTTTTCAATGAAGTTAAGCGGCATAGTCTTAAAATTGCAGTGTGCGAAACCCCACATTGTTTTGAAATGGAGTTTATAGATCGTTTTTTGTTCCAATGTAGATCAATTATTACTTTATCAAAAGGCATATTGAAATATTTTTCAATTTTCTCTCTATACACGAGGTGTATTTAAATGAAGCAAGGCATAGGGTCAAGCATTAAATCAATAATAAGGAAACAAATAATCACTGAAACGCTGTGGAACTTAGCTGTAAAACATGATGAATCATATGTTGCTAACGGCATAGTCGTTCATAATTGCAGAAGTTTACTTATTCCTATTACTAAATATGAAGCGTTCACACCTAGTACATCTGTTGGACAAAAACCAATCGATGATTTTATTGAAGAGAAAAAAGGTACTGGATTTTCTAAGTTCACTAAAGAAATCAAGATAACAGACCCTGGAGTTGAATTCATTGTTGAAGACTTAACTCCTAACTCTCAGATAACAACATACTCTAAAGACGGTAAGGTTTTTCAAAAGACAATCATCACATATAAGACTAACGAAAAGCTTGAAGTAAGTTCTGTTAAACACCTGAGGGAAGATGACGCAAAAGTTTAATCACTCTACAGGGCAAATAGAGACATACATATCTCCACTCAAGGGAGACATAGGGTTAACTGGAGATCAAGGCCTACAGGGGCTTATGGGGCCTCAAGGACTTATTGGTGAGCAAGGGATCAAAGGTGATCAAGGACCTATCGGGCCTAAAGGCGATAAAGGCGATAAAGGCGATAAAGGCGATATAGGACCTAAAGGTGACAAAGGTATTAATGGTATATCTCCAAGCATTATTAGATCAACACAAAAACCAAAACCTCAAGAGGGTAAAAATGGTGATTGGGCTTTTACAGAACTAAACGAAATATATATAAAAGAAAATAACGAGTGGAAGTTTTTTAAATCGTTTAGCTCAGGTGGCTCAAGTCTATTTTCTAAAGCCTCACGTGTTAATCTCTTAACTCCTGCTTCTAGAAACTCAGCCATTGGTGATACTCTACAAGAGTTTGTAGATAGAATTTATGAAGAATCAGAGAGTCAAAAGCCAACATACAGCACTAATGATACAATAAATAATATAGAGTTCTTTACTTCTAGCACTCAGGTAGTAGCAAATAGAAGCTTTAGAGTTGATATTGAATATGATTCTTATTTAAACCCAATTAAAGAAATAATAAAAGTTTACTCTTTAAAAGATGGAACAACTGTTCTTAAAACAATAACTAAAGTTTATACCTGGACAAATAATATGCTTACTAACAAAACAATGGTGACGGCGTGATAGACTCAATCTTTAAATACATAGTAGGCAAAGTTAGATTGTTTGGCATAACAGATAACGGACAATCAAAAGACGTATCTGTCACATCAGACGGCCACTTAGAGGTAGCTCTTCATGCGCCACTTTTGCCATTTGGAGCTTTGCATACAGAGAGCATGACAACAATATTCCAACACGACGCTGTATATGGAGTTAATACAGCTAACCAATATATTACAACTTTAGGAACAGCTACTGTCACCGCCGATGATTCCAGCTTTGTCCTATCAACAGGTGCCACTATAAATTCTTTAGCTAAGCTTGAATCTAGAAAAAGACTTAGGTATAGGCCAGGACAAGGCGTAATAGGAAGGTTTACAGCACTTTTTGCCCCACCTGTTGCTGATAGTTATCAGCTAATAGGATTAGGACACGCTGAAGATGGGTTTTATTTCGGATATAAAGGTACTGACTTTGGTATTCTTATATTTGATAGAGGTGTTAGAGAAGTAAGGACCCTTACGGTTACTGTAGCTAGCACTACCAATCAAAACATTACTGTTACATTAAATGGAGTAGCTAACACAATTGCTGTTACTAACTCTGGTAGCACTTTAAAAACAGCTTATGAAATATCAATTGGTTCATATAAAGGATGGAGAGCTGAGCAGATTGGCTCTACTGTTTTATTCATCTGCGATGAAGATGACTTAATGAATGGGACTTATAGCATTACAGCTACAACAGCACGTGGAACATTTGCTCAGACTAAAGCTGGGGCTAATCCAACAGAGACACTTATTAAACAAACAGATTGGAACGGCGATAAGATGGATGGCACTGGTCCATCTGGAGTATTATTAGATAAGACTAAAATAAATATATATCAGATAGGAATACAATTTTTAGGAGCTGGTCCTGTATCATTCATTATAGAAGGTGGCCTATCTAATGCCGATCCTGATTTTATTGTTGTACACACAATAAAATATCCAAACACTCTTCTTAGAACATCTATAGGTAATCCATGCTTCCCATTTAGATCTGTGATTAACAGTGTTGGGAGCACCACTAGTTTAACTATGAAGGTTCCATGTTATGCTGGCTTTATCGAAGGCGATAAGTCTTTAATGGCTAATAGGTATTCATATTTCAATGTGTTAACTACGGTTAATGCGACAGATTACATGGCATTATTTACTGTTAGAAATTCTATGTATTATAAAGGAAGATCAAATCAGTCTGTTATTAATATATTAAGTGTTGTAGCGGCTTTAAAACATACAAGTCCAACAGTAATCTATGTAATTAGAAATGGTGTACTAGGAGGGGTCCCTAATTTCTCATCATACGCTACAAACAGCTGTTCGTATTTTGATTCGTCTGCAACAATAGTAACGGTCACAAACCATGATCAAATTCTTTGGAGTGGCCATCTAGGTGACACAGGAGATTTTGTACAAAATTTTTCAGGTGTAGGTTCAGAAGAGGTGACGATTCAGCCTGGAGAATGGGTGACAATTGCTGCTAAGGCTGTTGTTGGGACCCCAACATACGTAACAGCATCATTAAACACAAGAGAGGATCAATAGGTGGAAACATATAATATTACAGGAGTTGAGATATTCTCATCAGGAGTGTGGAACGGAGATGAGTATTCTTTAGAGGATCTTCAAGGAATGGTTGAAGCATTTGAAAAGAACAAAGTAGCAGTGAGGCCATTTCTTAAATTAGGCCACGATGATGATCAAAAGCTAATACAAAACGATGGACTTCCGGCTGCAGGTTGGATTGATAGACTTTATATATTAGGAGAGAAGCTAGTTGCTGACTTTTCATCTATTCCTAAGAAGATATTCGACCTTATTTCAAACAAAGCCTATCGTAAAGTTTCAAGCGAAATATATTGGAATGTTCAAATAGGTGAGCAATACTATAAGCACATGCTTGGAGCTGTCGCGCTTTTAGGAGCCGACACACCTGCTGTAATGAACCTAAATGATATATTAGGTCTATACACTAAAGTTAATAGTGAAGATAAAAGAAGTTATGAAATTAATTTTACATTTAAAAAGGAGACAACAGTGGATGAAATAGAGCAAATAAAAAAAGATTATGCAAAAACTCAAGAAGATCTTAAGTCTAACCAGGCTGAGCTAGATGTACTTCGTTTACAAAAAGAAGAGCTTGAGAAAAAGAATTTAGAATTAGTTATAGAGTCTAATAAAGCTCGTATTGATAAATTCACAACAGAACTTGTTAGTCAAAAACTTGCAAGCCCTGCAATGAAGCCATTCATTGAAGCTATTTTAGACGTGGATAAAAAAGAATACTCTTTTAATGATAAGCAGTTATCAAAGGAAGAAGTTATAAGTGAAATGTTGAAATTGTTTAAAGCCGCCTCCGAGGTTAACTTCTTAGAAAGTTCATTGGTTGGAGTAGAGAACAAAGTAGACAGTGATAAAGAAACTGACGAGAAGATTAAGCAATATGCTCTTGATCATAAAATTTCTTATGGACAAGCAGCTAAAGCTGTTCTTTCACAACAAAATAAGGAGATTTAAATATGAGTCACGTAGCGCCAATATCGCTAAAAGCAAGTACTACTATACCTGCTTACTACATCGTGACAGCTGTTACTGGCACTGCAAATTCTTGTAAAGTAGCTGCAGCAGCAACAGATCTGCCATTAGGTGTATCAGCAGATACAGTACTTGATACAAACTTAGCTATCCCTGTGATTTTCTCAGGTATCGCTAAAGTTTATTTTAATGATTCATGTGCTTCAGGAGCTTTAGTTGCATCAAATGCAGCAGGGCAAGGAGTAGCACATGCATCAGTAAGCGCAGGAAGTTATGTTATTGGCACACTGATTGGGCCTAAAGTTGAGGCCACAGGTACAATAGCTGACGTTTTAATTAACCCATTTTGGATTGATCTACCATAATTAGAGAAAGGATGAGGTACTTTTATGCCATTAAAGTCGCAATTACATGTAAATCAACTACTCTCTAATGTATCGGTTCAATACAAAAACGCCGCTTACATTTGGGATAAAGTTTTTCCGCAAGTTCCTGTTATCAAAGACACAGATCTTTTTAGAGTCTATGAGAGAAATTTCAAAGTCCCTGAGACAGCTCGTGCTCCTAAAGGTGTAGCAAAGGAGTTTGGATTTAATGTCTCTACTTCTAGTTATGCTTTAGAGCAACATGCTTTAAAAGACTACGTAGGTGTTGATGAGCAAGAGAACTTTGATGCTGGTTCTTTAAAAGTAGACACAACAGAATCTTTAACAGATGCGATTTACCGTCGTATTGAATTAAATTTATCTAAAGTGTTTACGACAACTAGCTGGTCATTAAACGTTTCATTAACAGCTGCAACAACATTTTCAGCAAACACAACAGTTTCAGATCCTGTTCCAATATTTGATACTGCTGCTTCTACAATCCTTGCCAACTCAGGTGCGATTGCAAACTTTGCATTCTTGCCTCTCT